TTTTTATAATAGAATTAAATATTAAATAGAATTAAGTCAAATTAAAACAAATAAATTAGATAAGTAATTTTATTAGACTTTGATTAATCCGATATTAATATCTTTAAGGATACCTTCATAAATATCTAAAATTAATTCTTCTTCTTCTTTCTCATCTTTTTTGATGATTTCATCTTTGTGAGTTAATAAGATTTCATTCATATAATTGTATGCAGAATCAATATGACTCTTGGAACGAGCACCTGTAATTATAATATTGCCTTTTTGGAATACAAAAACACTAACTTCCTTCTGTTCAGGGTTTTCTTTTAGAGGGACATATTTAATAATCACACATGCTCTGATACATGGTTCATAAGATGATTTAATTTTCTTTTTAAGAAGCAGATTAAATAGTTTGTCACGATCAATTTGCATGGCAACTTGATAATTAGAGTTAATCATATCAATTTTAAAATCTTTTACTGTAATATTTTTTGGTTCTTCAATAAATGTTTTCTCAACAATTTTACCATCTTCCATTTTAGCCTTGATTTCTTTTAGTCTTGAAATAAGTTTGTTGAGTGCAAAGTTAATGTTTTTAATTGATTTACAACCAGACATTTGAACCGAACCATTTTTAAATAGTTTCATGTTAATTTTAGGTACTTCGTTTAAATCTTTTACTGGACCATGATTGACTCTAACAACTACTGTAATTTGATTGTAGAAATGACTTTTTGAAGTATCTTTTTGTTTAGTTTTGGTTTCTGTTTTTTTCATTCTCTTTGGTTTATTTTTAATATTGATTAGGGTTCGGGTTCTCTCTTTGTTCATTTTAACTGTTAAAATATCTTCTGAATTTAATTGAAAGTACTTTTCGATATTAGGTATATTTAACCTAGTGTTTAATTTACATGATGCACACATTGTTGAAATACTAACTCCATCAGGTAAATCCTTGATTTCTTTAGTATCAACATTCAGGTAATCTGTAAACTCGAAAGTATCCCATCTTGATTTTATAGACATTAGTTATATATTTAAAGAAATAAATCTTTAAATATATTTTTTCACTTTTTTTAAAGAATAAATAATACAAAAATCTTATCTAGCCATATAATAAATAGAAATAATGACAGAAATAGATTTTATAGACTATAATTTTTCGCCAATTGAGACCTATTCAAATTCCATAAATAACCAAAGAATTGTTAATCCAAAAACGAAAAAAATAGTGACCCATGGTATAAGAATTATTAAAAAAGAAACTAACGAAATTAAAAAAATATATAGAACCCAAAAATAATTTTCCAATAAATAGTATATTTTAATGGAAAATCATTTGGATAAATTAATTGATGTTAATAAAAATATAATATCAGAATCATTAAATACGAACAATTTTGAATACTTTTATAAATATTTTAAAAATTTAATCTTTGATAATATCATTTTGATTGTAATATTTTATTTATTGATTACTCCTTATTTTTTTAGAATCAATGGGTCAAATAAAAATTTTAATTGGTGGATGATATTGGTGATCCCGGCTATTGTTCTAGTTTATTATTTGGTTAAAATTCTTTATCGAAGATATTCAAAAGTAGGAAACATGTTAAGAACAAACGAATGTTTAGAATTAGCTAATCAAATAATAGTTAATAAAACAATAAAACCAATTGAAAATAAAAAACATTTGTTATCAAAACCATTCAATGAATTTATAGTCAATACTTCACATAATACTTATGTACCATGTACACAAAATGCAGGTGTTGCATCTAGCGAGCCTATTAAATATGCTTTGGCTATGGGAGCTCGTGTAGTAGAATTAGATTGTTATGCTAACAAAAATACGGGTAACACTCCAGATGATATGACTCCTGTTGTTGCTCATGGTATAGAAAGAAAGTCAGGAGATATTTTTACCACATCATATGTCAGCTTTGAAGAATGTATTGATACTATAGCTAAATATGGTTTCCTAACATCAGATCCATTAATAATTTGTCTTGAAATAAACACAAATAATTTGTTACCAACCCAAAAAAGAATGAAAGAAATTATTCAGCAGAAATTAGGAGACAAAATGTTAGATAAATCCTATAAAATATCTAATGAATCTGATAGAAAAATGTTTACTTTGGAGCCTATTGGTAACCTATTGAATAAAGTTATATTTATTAGTGGTGGTGGCTATACTAATGAATTGATTGATATTTTAGATGGAATATTTGCTGAATCTAATTATTTGACCAACACTGATGATTCTGATCCTAAATTAAAAACTCCAAATAAACCTGGTATAGTCCAAAGAGTATATCCAACTGGTAATTTATCAGGTCATTTATCTTATAATTATGACCCTACTAATTTATGGAAGAATCAATATCAGTTAGTTGCTTTAAATTTTCAAGTGGTAGATGATAATTTAATGAAAAATGTAGCAATGTTTAAGACAAATAGTTTTGTACATTTTTCAGAATTAAAATAATTGATAATTAAAATAAATTGATAATTTAATTAATAAAATTAGTTTGTTTTATTTTTTAGTTCAACAAAATGTTTTCTACAAACTGGTATATAAGATTCTGAACCACCAACTAATACCTTATCAGAAGAGTTTATTAGTCTAAAACTAAATGGGGCTTCTGTACCATTTTTACAAATATTACACAATGAATTTAGTTTATAACAATGGTCAGCATAGGGTATTAAATTTAAAATAGAACCAATAGGTTGTCTTTGAAAATCTCCATCCAAACCACCTACAATAATATTAACCTCAAAATTGTCGATCCATCTGGTAACAGTAGAAACCAAATCTGAAAAGAATTGTCCTTCGTCAACAACAATAGTATCGTATTTAATAATTTCATCATCTGGTATTTCTTCTAATTTGTTTAATACCATACAATCAACTGATTCATAATTATGAGAAGTAATTTTATCTTGGTGATATCTGGAATCAATTGTTGGCTTTGTAATTAATACTTTTTTTTCTATTTTTTGAAGTAATCTAATTCTTCTAATTAATTCAGTTGATTTTCCTGAAAACATTGGTCCAATAATTAATTCTAATTTACCACACATTAAATATAGAGAAACTCTAGCTTTTAATTATTTTTAATCAATTTTTATTAAATATTGGTTTAACCATATATTATTATATATATAAAATATATGTCCATATCCAAGTCGAAAGTTAAATCCCAAAACAAACAAACTAAAATGGAACAAGAAATTAGTCTTGAAACTGAATCTAAAGAATCAACAAAACCTGTTGAAAATATAAAACTAGAATTAAATCAAGAATCTCCAAAAAATCCAGTAATATTATCATTTGATGTAGGTGTAATCCATTTGGCTTATTGTTTAATGACAAAAAAAGAATTTGTCAAACATGACGAAACTAGTAAATTAGATTGGGAGATATTAGACTGGAATAATATCGATTTAACTAATAGAGATGAACAAAAATGTCATTGTGGTGCCAAAGCTAAATTATCAAATGTTGTTGAGGGTATAGTTAAATATTATTGTAAAACCCATGGGAAAAAAGTAGATACAAATGTTAAAGAATTTGAAGATTGTTTTAAACAATGTGTTGATAAAAAAGCATCCAAGTGTGAATACCAAACCGCTAATAATATATGTGGGAAATCAGCTGCATTTTATAGAATGGGTGATGATAATGATAGTCCATGTTATATGTGTACAACCCATGCTAAACAAACACATAAATCAGAATCTAAATCATCGCAATTAAAGTCATTCAAAATAAAGAGCTCAACTACATTAAATTTTGATGATGTTAAATATAGTTTGATGATGGAATTGGAAAATAGACCTAAACTTTTAGAAGCAGATTATGTTGTAATAGAAAATCAGCCTTCATTTAAAAACCCACGAATGAAATCAATCGCCTCAACATTATATGATTATTATCTGATAAGAGGTATTATTGATAAATCAATAACTAAATCAAATATTACTCAGGTAAAATTTATGTCTCCTTCTAATAAACTAAAACTTGCAGACGAGGGTGATACCAAACAATTAGTTAAAGCTAAAAGTACGGATGATACTAAAGCTTATAAGCTAACTAAAAGTTTAGGTATTAAATATTGTTTAGATTTAACAAATCATTTGACTCCTTGGCAAAAACATTTTAATTCTCATAAAAAGAAAGATGACTTGGCAGATGCTTTTCTTCAAGGAGCGTATTTTTATTCAAATAATATTAAAGAACCTAAAGAATCAAAAAAGACAACTAATACACTAAAAATAAATAAAACTAATCAATCAATTCAATTTATCCAATCAACCCAATCAATAGATTTAACTAAGGAAATTAATGATTTGAAAGATGAGAAACAAATTGAACCAATGGGTAAAATAATAACTAAAACAAAATCTAAAAAACAATCACCAAAGGAAATTGATGTTTAATTTTAAATAAAACCAAACCAAACCCAACCCAACCCAAATAAATCCAATCTATATTATTGCTATTTACACCAACTTAATAAAAATTGAAAATTAAATAATATATTCATATTAATTAATTAACAATGGAGTCTACAAATCACGCTGAAACTATTAATAATACCAATACCGATGCCGTTAGTCTTAATGGTATCAATTATTATTCAATTGAACATCC